AGTCACCAGACTCTACAAATACATTAGTCATAGCACTTCCGTCGTCATCAAAACCAATCTCTTGTTGGTATAAATAACCGCCGTTTGTTGCTTGCGGAAAAGATTCAACACCAGAATCTAACCAAACTGTTCTTACCAATTGTCCGTAATACCACACTCCTTGCTGCGTGTTATAGATTACGTATCTATCTATTTCTTGACTTGAAGAAGAAGGATAAAACCATCCTACTTCATTATGTTCTTTATTTGTAAATGCTTGGATTTTGTAAGCTTGACCTGTATTGATATCTCCAAAAACGTAATTATGCACGCTACAAGGGAGTTCTTGGACTGTACCGTTATATAGATAGAAATTACCATATCCCATAAAGAATACGCCACCTGAAGAAGTTACAGCTGCTTTTGGCCCAATCAATCCTGATGCTTCATTGATAAGGTTCAAAGAGAAAGTCAAAGGTGCGCCTACAAACTGCATAGAATATACAGAGGTATCTGTAAATATTACAACCTCTTGTCTTGCTTTTACTCCGCCCACTATACTTGAGCCAGAAGACAATCTTACAGATCCAGCGGTATTAGTTATAACAGGTTCAAAATCCAATTCGTTTTCTTGATCAGAAAAAGCAACCAGCATCGGATCCAATACTCCAGACCTAGCGCTTCCCTCTATAGGATCTGCCCCTAAGACAATAAGATGTCTGTCAACTTCTGAAGTTATAACTTGTAATCCTACCGTTGGGACAAGGTTGGCTCCTGTAATATCGGACAATTGCACAGCTCTTGTACCTGTTCCATTGTTTTCTAACCATCGATAAAGTCCACCGCCTCTGGGGTTAATAATTAAGTTTTCACCAAAATTATCATGCGTCCAGAGTCTTAATTGGTTGTTGCCACCCAATGAAGTTGCAGAACCCCAACCGCTTGCTCCCCAAGTACCTACCCCATACCCCGTTGATTGTACGTAAACATCAAGACCTGTATTTATTTGGTATGCTGCGTCAGTTGAAGAACCACCGTTTCCTGTATCACTTGCATTAGCTGTTACTGTAGAACCTGATGTATCTTTAGCCGTTATAGTATAAGTGTTGCTATCTGTAACTAGGTCTATTTGGTACTCTTGATTTAAAACGGTAGCTGTAACTAAACCACCCAAAGATACAGCATCAGAAAATGTAACAAAATCTCCATTTACAGCTCCATGACTGGCATCAGTAACCGTTACAGTTGATGATCCATTAGTAGCAGAAAATGTAGCTGCATTTGTAGTAGTTTTACGTATTGGGGTTACGTCAGCAAAAGCTGTCCCATCTTTTATGTAGTACTTTAAATGTGTTCCTATACCAAGATATTTATTACCACCCAAAGATATCCAATTATGTAAAGCTCTAGCAGTTCCTTGATATGTTTCTGTTGTAAGTTTTTGCCAACCGCCAAACTTTTCTACTCTGCCCTCTCTAAATCTAATAAGATTACAATCAAACCAACCCCCCTCGGCACTATATGCCGTACCTTCTCTGTAAATACCTGGTTTGAATTGTACTTTTGAATATGGCATTTAGATTTTCTCCCACTCTTTACCTTGAAACAAATCAGCTTCAGCGCTACGCCTTTTTACTAATCCAGCCAAAACTTTACCACCAGCTTTATTCCATCTTTGAATTTGTTCAGGCACACCGTCGTAATCGCCGTCATTTAAAATTCGTAATAAAGTAGAATCTTTCAAGTTATTGGGTCCTAGGTTATAAACCCAACAAACAAGGGCATCAAACTGACACTGTTCAAGTGGTACTTTGATCATATCGTTTATATAGCCTTCGTATTCTGGCAACTCTTCTTTCAGTAAATGGTCAGCTTCTTCTTGATTTATTTGATCACCCTCTTTTACACCCTTGATTACGCCGTATCCAATTGTCCAAATACCTACGCTATCTTGATAGGCCTCTAGCCTACACCCTTCGTAGTTTTTTATTAAACTTATACCTTCTTCAGATATTTTCATTTAATCGTCCTTGGGTGTATTAGATGCGCCAAAGTAAAAAGATATAATGGCAGAAGCCAAACCACCTAGGTATCCGAGAACCAAATTTATTAGAGCCTCTGAGTTCTGTTCGGGGGGCTGGATGGTGACTAAAAATATGTAGCCCATAAATCCACCTACTACAAATATACCTATAATTCTAGCAGTCCAATCTTTTGAAAAAGTTGATCTTGCATTTTGAGTGTCTTGTACTTCAAGTTTGAACACGTCTACTTCAAGTTCTTTCATTTTAATTTCAAAATCGGCTTCAGCTTTTTTCAACTCAAGCATTTGTTCGGGTGTAGCGTTATCTAAGGCTTTTTGTATCTCTTTTGGTTCGTTTTTACAACCTAATACATCTGCGATCATGTTTGCAGCCATACCCCCCATCGGTCCCCCTAAAGCTGTTCCGAGTGTCGGGGCTACTGATCCAACTAAATTTTTAAGTAGTGCTTTCATATATCCTCCAAAGTAAATATTTTTAAAGGCTCACTAATACCCTTAACTTCTATTGGTTGTAATGATTTTAGCTCAAAATTACAATTTTTTGCAGTCTCCTCTGCAATTATTAAATCTTTCCCTACAGTCTTACAGCTAGATTCACACCTAGCGGCAATATTTACAGCACTACCTATAGCGCTATAATCAAATCTTGTATCGCTACCCATATTTCCTATAACTGCTTCTCCTGTATTAATACCAATACCTATAGATACACCTACATCTGATTCAGCAAATTGTCTTTGTATTTCTTTTGCACATTCTACGGCTGCTTGTTCGTGATTTTTTAAATCTATAGGAGCGTTAAATATAGCCATCATCGCATCCCCTATATACTTATCTACCATACCCTCGTATTTTTTTACTGCATCAGATTGTATTGTTAAAGCCTGATTCATAATTTTGGTGACTTGTTCTGGATCCATATGCTCACTCATCGCAGTAAAACCCCGTACGTCAGTAAATAGAAAGGTGCATCTTTTCTTTTCTCCACCTAGTTTTAAAAGACTGGGATCAGATTGCAAAGCCTTAACTTGTCTAGGATCAAGATAGTGTTCAAATTGTTTTTTAATTTGCTGTCTTAATTTGTATTGTTCTCTGAACTTTAAATAATACGAAACGCTACCAACAATAAATTGACTGATGAGTGTCCAAGTCACGTCAATCAAAACACCATTTTTTATGGTGTATATTCCGCTAATAACAACTACAACTAAACTTGTAGATAGACCTATCAAACCTACAGTCATGCTTAGTTTTTGAGTCAAATACCAAGCCAGTAAAATAAATATGGTGAATATCAAAAGCTCTGCTGCTAGGTGCCACTCGGGTATTTTTGGAGAATTTGGCAATAAAATTGATTCAGCCAAAGCCGCCTGTAAGTGATGTGGATTCATCAGACCGTTGGATGTAGGCACTTGTGGTAGTATTCCGCCTCCGCTTGTACCAATAATTACATACTTATCTTGAGCTAATCTAATATCACTCAAATTAATAATAGGAGTATCTACGTAGCTCACCCATTTGCGCATCAACGGATCTACTGATATAGGTGGGAGTGATGGTATACGTATTTCACCATCAGTCATATTTATAATGTAAGTGTCTTGGCCTGTAAGCTGTTTGAGTATCTCTATAGCAAAGCTTGGAGCAAATCCATCAGGAGTTCGTAGCAGTAATGGTATTTGTCTTACCAAACCATCTACATCTGTTGGTGCTGATGCTACGCCTTGAGATGCGTAGTTTTTGAGTATGTCAATATTTTGTATCACGCCTCTGGCTTGGAAGCCCCCACCTGTATCTTCGCCCAGAACAACTGTACCTACCGTTGGAGGATAACTCTCGTTATCGTTTTCAAACATCGCCAATACAGATGGACCGTAGCTAAGAGCTTGAGCAAACGCTTCGTCTCCACCCATTCTATCTGGTTGCGGAAACGTAAACGCCCAGGCTTGTCCAAAGCTGCCAGCCTCTAAAAGTTCTATTTGTATCTCAGCCAATCTTTCACGCGGTAAAGGCCAACCTCCCTCTTTTTCTATATCTTTTTCGTTTATATCAAGAATTACAAAATTACCTGTAGGTTCTTGTTGAGAAACAAATGTATCAAAAGTTTTAAGTTTTAGTATTTCAAGCGGCGTAAATTGTAAGGCAAGTGGAGTTATCAAAAGTGCGAAAAGTATTGGTAATACAAACTTTTTCATCAGCTACCTTGTTTGATGGTAATTGTATTAGAAGAACCGCCATTTACTTTTACTACGTTCTCAACGCCATTTTGAAAAAGAACCAATGTGTACGCGCTAGATCCATCTAAATCTAGTCTAAAAGTATCTCCTACTGATCTTCTAATACTAATCATCTGGCCTGTAATTATTGTTGTAATCTGAGTATCTTTATCTTGACCTATATCTGTACCAGCTATTGTAATCCCTGTAGCAAGCTTACTGAGTTGATCTTCCTCATCATCAACAGCAAGAGCGTCAATAATATTTAACAAATCCTCAAGAAAATTTACGTCAAGGTAGTTTATATCTAATTCTGTAAATTCTAAGTCTGCTTCATTATCTAAAAAATCCTCTGCCAAGAAATCTATATCTAAGTCTGCAAAGTCTAAATAATCCGCTGTACCAGTCTGCTGTTGTTCTTCGGATAGATTTTGTTTTTCATCAGGTGGATTAACAATTAGCATGTTGTCTATAAATTCCAAAGATATATCCAAGATTACAGGTTTTGACGGAGCTTGATTGTAAGTCATCGCAGTAGTCGCTTGGTATGCTTGATTCAATATGACTTGGCCTATCGCTGTTTCAACCACTATTTCTCCACTAGGATTGCCGTTTGCATCAGGCAAAAGTATAACAAGAGAGCTGCCAGTTTCAGGCGTAGTGGTTATTGTAAAGTCCGTACCTCTTACGTATACGTCAGCACTTGGCGTTTTTATACGTATGGCTTTTTTATTATTAAATTTACCTGTAACAAATCTGGCTGTTCCAGATGCAAAACGCAAAGCCATTTCACTTTTTGCGGGATTAGGATCGTATATGTAAGAGTTTATTACTAACTTACTATGGTCCATCACCCTAACAATGGTATCGTCTTCAAATGTGATAGCTACGCGACCAGCCTCAGTTTTGACGTTATCCATTTGCTGAATTGGAAAAGCCAACTCAGCTCCATACGGCTTGTCTCTGACTACTTGCGCGTTGCCTTTTAGCTCGCTAATACTTCCAATATCAACAGCTTGTGCTAGTACCTTGGTCGTTTTGAATAACGCAAACGGTGCTAGTAGTAGAACCATTGCTAATAATCTTGAGCCAGTCATTGTCTAATGTTGATTGCTGTTGAATGTTAAAAGTTCTATTACTACCTGTATGGTCTAACCAAAAGTAGCCGCCTGCGTAACCATCTCCATCGTATGTGACAGTATTGTCAGAACCGTCAATATCCATGTAGTTGGTAGCACCATCTATATCAATAGCTGATGTAATACTGTTACTTGAGCCATTAATTATCCAATCAAGATCAAGAGTGCTTGCTAAAGCAACTGTAGCCTGATTCAAAGTGAAAGTATTGCTATTGCCAGTAACGTCAACATTTACATTAGATGAGTCAGCACCGTAAGTGTTAGTCTTATCTGTATTCATGTTGAACGTATTACTGTTGCCATCAAATTCAAAGAATCCAGTATATGAATCTGCGGTGATGTCACCTAAGAACTTGTTACTGTCTCCTATTTGATTTATATCCAGGGTCATAGCAGTACCGTCTAAATCAAGAGCCGTCATGGTACCTGCAACAGCGTCTATACCTCCAATTATGTTGCCAGAACCGAGTTGCTCCAAATCCATATTTGAATTTGATGATCCTGAACTTTGATCAACAAATATTTCGTTGTCTGCTGCAAAAAGGGGGGCAGACATAATCATAATAATTAAAAGTCTTTTCATTCTTTTAACCTCCAATAGTTATTTTCTAAGCCTTGTTTGATCGTCTCTGCAACAGCTGTCTCGATAGCCATTTGCAAAGCGATACTGGTTGGCTCATTTTTAACCGCGCCCCCTTCTAATTCTACCAATTCTGTATTGTCTGATACAAATCTAAATACGTCGTTATCCAACGATGCAGACAAAACAGTTTTAGTAACCAATACTTCAAAAAGCACTCTACCAGTGCTTACTGAAACTGTTCTAAGGCTCACTGTCAGTATGTCTTCTCTAAACTGACGAGACATGCCTATACCTAAATTTCTTGCTCCCATACCACCAGAGCTGATATTTGCTTGGTAAGATAAAACCCCACCAGTCATTATCATATCTCCAAATTTAAGTGGCATGAGCTTTTGTTCTTCTTCAAATGTTTCTCTAGTAGATCGTATCAACTGCCTTTCTTTAGTTACCGCGTCTAACGACACTCTTTCAACTACATCGAAGAAGTTAGAATGTTTTAGTGCGCGTATTAAATAGGCGTGTGGTGCTTGAGTTATAGCCGTACTAAATGTAGCATATTTAGAATTTGATCTTCTTTGTCCTGTCTGATCTTTAAATCCGTCTGGGTATACTGCAATGACTGGTTTTCTTACAGGATCACCAATTTCAGATAAATCTGTATACAATGACTCTACAGTCGCTTTTTGTACGTTTTCAAATGGTGGTAAATTATTCGCAAGGGGATCAATCATTAGCGTACAGCTAGAAAGTGAAACCACCAATGGGAACAATAACCTCTGTAACATTGCCGTCTTCATCAGTAATAGTAACTCTTACTTCCTCATCTGTAATTTCATATTCAATCGTATTGCCATCCAATTCCATAGATCCATTTTTACTGGTTTCTTCACCAAACAAAGATGCTTCTATCTGCCTTGCCAGATTAGCATATATGCGGCTGGTTAAATTACGCATAAATCTAGCTTCTACTGTATTTGTTTTTTCTCTTTCTATTTCGTCTCTCAAAGCTTCAATTTCATCTTTGATGGCCTGTTTACGATTAGCCTCTTGGTTTTCAATAGTGAGATAGTGGCTCGAAGTTCCAACTCCGCTGAAAGACGGATTTTTAAATTCATGCACCATATCATCAGCTTGGACTGCCAACACAACAAACATGACAATTATCATAGAAGCTACAAGTAATATTTCGTCAGGTCTTTTAGGTGCCATCAGTCTTTCCTCTGATCGTCTCGGTCTGCTTTTGCAATCTTATTACTATCTATCAACTGCGGTACACCTAATATGGTTTTGATAAGAGTATCTTGTCTGATTATCTCGTTATCAAGAGATCTGACTCTATCTATGAGTGCAACTAATATACCGTGTTGTGAGTCTAGTTTTGTTCCTAGCCTCTGTTCCATTTGCTCTATCTGATCTGCAACTTTATCGTCAAGCACGTCAACTTTAGTTTCCATACCGTCAATAATACGGTTGATTAGTTTCCATATAAAAAACCCCAGACCTAAAGCAGCGGCTATAGGAAAGCCAACTTCGTTAATAAATTGAACTGCTTGGTCCATTAATCTACTGGGGTGTGTAGACCTTTTTCAATAAGAATGTCTCGATTACGCATGTGTTCAGCCTCTACGTCTTTTTTTGATTGGCCATGGTAGGCTACCGCCAGGTGGCATTTAACCATTATCTTGTTAAGGTTCACGCCATCTACAACTACATCACCTAAAACTCTACCAAACTTACCTCTGGAGTCCTTGAGCTTTGTTTGTATAACTACTTTCTCCCCGTCCTCGATAGCTTCTTCTAAGAAAG